CGTGAAAGAACTATAATCCCATCAAAACTAAAATGCAAGCTATTTTATAAATATATTACATTTATTTTTAATTTAAATTATAATGCGGTTTTAGGAGAGCAATATGGAAACACAATTAGAATATGTAAGACGCAAGCTGAACGACCCTAAGATGAACATTAAGGCGGTGGCAGCAGAGATTGGGATTAACCGTTATCGCCTGGACAAGATAGCCAAGGGAGGTGATGTTAATTATGCTTTGATTGAATCATTATATGTGTTCTTTAAGGCGAGCAATGAGTGAACACGCAGAGCAGGTCGCAACCGTTACATGGTTTCGCTACCAATACCCAAAGTTTGCTAAATGCTTGTGGGCGATCCCTAACGGTGGTGTCCGACATATAGGCACAGCAGTTAAGTTAAAGGCTGAAGGTGGTATGGCTGGAGTGCCTGACTTATTCTTAATGATTCCTGCAGCCGAGTATCATGGCTTATTCATTGAGATGAAGGTTAAGGGCGGTAAGGTGTCCAGCAGCCAAAAAGAGTTTATGACTGTGGCTACTGCTATGGGTTATAAAGCTGTGGTTTGTTATGGGTTTGATGAAGCTAAACAAGCAATAAATGATTACTTTACAATTAAATCTATTTAAATTAGTATGACTTATCGGCATTGACACCCGATACCAAAAAAGGAACGTATCAAATGACATTCAATTTTCAGTATTTTTTCACTAGCGGAGTCGGTAACTATCCGTTTGCGTTCCTGCGTGGTTTTTACTTGCTGGGCAGTCAATCCAGCCCGCTACTGAAAGGATATTGAAATGCACTACTATCAATTTAATATAGGTGATTATCGTGCAGACACAGCGCACTTATCTATATTAGAACATGGCATATACAGACAGTTAATCGATTGGTATTACTTAGATGAAAAACCAATACCAAAAGAAACCCAAGTGGTTATGCGTAGGTTACGTTTGGGTTCTGATGAGTTACATTTTTTGACTAATGTGCTGTCTGATTTCTTTGTTTTGACTGATTTAGGTTACTTTCACAGCCGCATAGAGAAAGAACTAGAGAATTACAGAGTGCAGTTTGCTAAGAATAGAGTCAATGGTCAGCTAGGTGGAAGACCTCGTAAGCCAGTAGATACGTCAAATAAAACCCAAGTGGTTTTAGATAATAACCACATGGCAACCGAAAATAACCCAAGTGCGCCCCTAACCAATAACCAAGAACCAATAACCATTAACCAAGAACCAGTTGGTGGAGGTGGTAGAGTCATTGAGTTAAAGATAGCAAATCCACCACCACCCACAGAGTTTACTTATTCAAGTCAAAAGTTTTCAATGTATGGTGATTGGACACCTTCTGATAGCTTTGAAACATTAGCTAAGATTGCTGGCATGAAGCTAGGTGATGATTATCCAGTTGATGAGTTCCTAGAGTTTAGGACATACTGGGTAACGCAACCTAATATGCAGCGCACCCAAGGTGAATGGGAACACGCCTTTATTAAAAGCTATAAGATTAAACAACTCAAAGGGGCTAAAAAATGAAATGGGCTAAAAAAGAACAAGACGTTGAAAACAGTCCTAAGTCAGTTGATGGAATGTGTATGTGTTACGGCTGCATCATGCCAGGCTCGTTAAATAGCTCAACCAGTGGGCCAGTCAATGATTGGATGTGTGCTGCACACTTCAGGGCTGATTCTGGTAACTGGGCAACCATAACGCATCGTTACCGCCAGCATGAGCAATTGGTTAATCTAATACTGACCATTCGCAAATCATTTCATGGACAACCTTTTGATATTAAAGGCTGGTTAATATCGCTACACAATAGCGGTGATTCTGAATACTTACCAAATGACTTAGATCGTAGGCTTGATAACAGCTTAAGTATGAGGAAGTGGGGCGTTAGATTGGAAAAGAGATTATATGAACTTGTAACGCATGGCATTACAAACGTGGTTAAAGATGATGGGCCATCTGTATCAAACAGCATTGAGATTATGAACTTGGCTGATTTAGTGTTGAAAGAGATCGGCAGACGATGATCTGGACTAAGTTATCCGAGTATTGCATTAAGTCTGGTGACTGGACTATTGCTAAATATCACCTAGGCGATAAAATCAAATACGGTTTATACCGTTTAAACGAAAGTAAAGGGTTCTTTGCCACAGCAGATGAAGCGAAGGCGCAAGCAAATGATAAATAACTTCTCACTATCGCCAGGCAATCTGCCTAACCTTATTGCTAAACTTAACCACCTAGACTTATCGCTTGGTTATGTTGTGACTGCCAAGCCAAGAAAGTCCACACGATCACACTCGCAGAATGACTTGTACTGGAAGTTTGTCACCGAGTTTGGCAACCACTTTGGCTACGATAAAGACTTTGCACACGATATGCTGCGCTACAAGTTCCTGTTCAAGATGGTTAACTATGATGGTGAGGAAGCCAAACAGCTACTATCAACCACCAAGCAGGACACCAAAGCAATGAGTGAGTATCTGGACAACTGCATACGATACGCAGCAGAGAATGGGTTTGTGTTTAATGACCAAGGCTGAACGTGCTTACTTTAACAAGGTGGTGGAGCTGGGTTGTATTGTTTGTCGTATGCCAGCCGAGATACATCACTTAAGAACTGGTGCTGGTATGGGTATGAAAAGCAAAGACGTTATACCGCTATGTCCAGACCATCATCGCAACGGTGGTCATGGTGTTGCTATCCATGCTGGGCGTATAGCATTTGAAACAAACTTTGGCACAGAGCTGGAGTTACTGGAGAAACTGAAAGGGTTATTATGAGTGGGATTTATTACTCTAAAGCAAAGGGTAAGTGGGCAGCGCAAACAAGAGTGCATGGCAGGATGGTTCAGATTGGTGCATACGACACACCAGAGGATGCTGTGAAGGGCTACAGCGAGTTTAAATTGAAACAGCAGAGTGAGCCATCACCCAGCGATTTAAAACGCTTAGAACGCTACAAAGAGTTTTGTGCTTACTGCCATATACCTAGAACAATCTCTGAATTGTTTGCTTACTTTTATAAAGCTAACACCAGTTCGATTAGATCGCTGGCTGAATACCTAAGCAGTAACGGCTTTGTAAGTAAAACCATAAGGGACAGCAAGACCAATGCAAAGGACAAATATCATTATCAGACCATTAAAAACTTTACCAAAGCTGATTTAAAGCCCCTTGATCGTAGCTATCAAGTTAAGGTGAAGGCTGAAGTTGAACCTGAAAAAGAAAAGACACCAGGCGCAACGATAATTAGCTTTGATAGTGGAGTGCTAAGAGAAAAATATACGCAACAACGCAAGGCAGATAGGTTATCTGCAAAAATATCTAAAACTTATGTGAGTGGGGGAAGTTTAAATCTATTATGAAAAATCCAGCAGACAAAGTAGAACAGTGGGACATCAACAAGCTAGTGCCGTATGCTCGTAACTCCAGAACGCATAGCGATGAGCAAGTGGCACAGATAGCAGCAAGCATTAAAGAGTGGGGATTCACTACCGCAGTATTGGTTGATGAGCAAGGCGGTATTATTGCAGGTCATGGCAGAACACTAGCAGCGCAAAGGTTAAAGATGACTGAAGTGCCTGTCATGGTGGCTGCTGGATGGAGTGATGCAAAGAAACGTGCTTACATTATTGCCGACAACAAATTGGCATTAAACGCTGGATGGGATAACGAGATGCTTGCACTAGAGTTAGGTGAACTGAAAGACTTAGACTTTGACCTAGACCTGACAGGCTTTACTGCCGATGAGATTGCAGCCTTGATGCCAGTGGATGTAACAGAGGGTTTAGTCGATGAGGATCAGATACCAGAAGTGCCTGACGTTTCAATAACGGTGCAAGGTGATGTTTGGGTGTTAGGTAAGCATAGATTGATGTGTGGAGACAGCACAAGCATCGATGCCGTAGAAAAACTAACTGGTGGGGGGGGGGGGGTAATTGATATGCTCTTAACCGACCCACCGTATAACGTAGCTTACGAGGGAGGTACAAAGGAAAAGCTAACTATTCAAAATGACTCAATGGGTAATGACCAGTTCCGTCAGTTTTTACGTGATGCGTTTGTAACTGCTGACGCTGTAATGAAAGCTGGTGCTGTTTTTTATATATGGCACGCAGATTCAGAAGGCTATAACTTCCGAGGTGCAATCAATGACGCTGGATGGAAAGTGCGTCAATGTTTGATATGGAAAAAATCAAGTATGGTTATGGGCAGACAAGATTATCACTGGAAACATGAGCCATGTCTTTATGGGTGGAAAGATGGTGCTGGACACTTATGGGCCACAGATAGAAAACAAACAACCATACTGGAGTTTGATAAGCCAACTCGTAACGGTGAACACCCAACGATGAAACCAGTTGCTTTGTTTGAATACCAAATGCTTAACAACACCAAAGGCGGTGATATTGTTTTAGATTTGTTTGGTGGATCAGGCACAACACTTATTGCAGCAGAAAAGAATGGGCGTGTTTCCTATTTGATGGAACTAGACCCTAAGTATTGCGATGTAATAATTAAACGCTGGCAGGAATTTACAGGTAAGATAGCAGTTCACGCAGACACTAATAAACCTTTCGCGGAGGTTACACATGGAAACGAAAAAGAAAACAACTGAAAAATCGGTGCTA